AACTCCAAGTCGGCGCGGTCGGGCGAGAGCTCGGTTACGAAGATCCGCTGCATTTCTCACGAGTGTTTCGTAAGATCATGGGCTGCGCCCCTAGTTCAGTTGGCACGCGTGGGTTGTGACTTTGATTCAAAAACGTCCGATTGTGCGTGACGTGTGCCACGGCCTGAGCTCTTCTGGGTGTGGGGCGTTGCAAACCAAGCAACGCAATTGCCTGTTCCTATGACAACAAACAATGAAGAGCTTTATTTTGCTGGCGGCTGCTTGTGGGGGGTCCAAGAGTTTTTTCGGCACGTTCCAGGGGTGGTTTTAACCGAAGCAGGTCGAGCCAACGGTGCCACTGCTCAGAGGCAAGGCGACTACAATGGTTATGCCGAATGTGTGCGCACCCAGTTTGATCCAGAGCAGGTATCGGTTGAGCAATTAATCGAGGCCTTGTTTGAAATCATTGATCCTTACAGCCTGAATCGACAGGGCACCGATGTCGGAGCGAAGTACCGGACTGGTGTGTACAGTAAGGATTCATCCCATCTGCGTAGAGCGAAAGAGTGGATCTGCTCGAGGTCAGATGCGTCGCGGGTCGTGGTCGAAGTGATGCCTCTAACACACTACGTGAAAAGCGCTGCCGCGCATCAGGATCGACTGACGCGGCGCCCGGATGACTACTGTCACATTCCTAAACAGCTGTTGTACCGTTATCGAAAACCAGCATCTGATGTAGATAAGCGCCCGCTTTAATTCGAGCGCTGCGAGAATCCTCATTTAAAAATCCCTCGTTTTTGATACTGAACGTGGTACTCGGCACGAACTGGTCGCAAATGGCATTTTGTACAGGCATATATGCATTCTCAAACTGAGAGGCAGACTAAGTCCGCACCGTTCGAGTCGCATTCGATATGCTAATTAGCGGACGACATCGGTCAACTGGGCAAAGGTCAGGTTGGTGCCGGTCAGTTTGGCCCCAGTCATGTTGGCTCTGGTTAGGTTGGCGAATCGCAGGTCGACATGGCTCAGGTTGGCATTGGTCAGGTTGGCATCAGTCAGGTTTGCAAAGCTCAAGTCGGAATCGGTCAAGTCGGCATTGCTCAGATTGGCCCCAGTTAGGTCTGAACGGACTAGGTTAGCACCAGCCAGCTTGGTATCGGATAGCTCGGCACCATTGAGTTCGGCTCCTAGCAGGTGAGCACCGTTGAGATTGGCCCCAGCCTCTAGGTTCACGCCGCTATACGAGTGAATGCCTTTGCCAGTTTCTGCGCGGTAATTAATTTGGACGAGAGTCCCATCGGTCTTTAGGTAGGTAGCTGCTGTTAAGGTAGAAGAAAAGATGATGGAAGCAATGGTGGCGAATAAAATAGACTTAAAAGTAGCGGTTTTTTTCATAGTCAAGGTATAAGTAGGGTTGATGGTTAGTATTAGCATTTAAACTATAAGTGGGATAAGTCAATCCAATCTATTTTGCCCTGAGTTAAGGCCAAGTATCGGCGAGCAGTAGCGGTAAAGGTGAATTCGAGTGTCGCGATATTCGCAAATTAAGAGCCTAAGCGAAATTAAAAACCTCAGAATTAATCTGCCAAAGATAAATATCGACCAGTGAAAAGCGGTTCGCGCTGAGGGTGATTCTTGCATATTGTTATTGGCCAGAGTGATTAGTCTTCGGCGAGCGGGCACAAAAAAAGCCCTGATTACTCAGGGCTTTAAATGGTGGAGGTGGCGGGAGTCGAATCAGAATGGTGATTTCCTAATGCTGCACGTAATTTCCATTAACATCACTTAATCAGTGCTTTACGAACTTTTACGATTGCAACCGAGTGTGGTTAAATGCGGCTTTTTGTCGGTAAATTGGCAAATAATTGGCAAATCCTATGCGGCTTTAGATGATGTAAAATGGCGTCACCAACTTTCGAAAAACAGCGCCATCGCAGGAGCTGTTGTTTTTTGCTTTATTCACGCTTCCCATCGCAAAGGTAATGACCCATTCAGTTTTTTCCGAGTTAGAAAAGCAAGACGGCCGCTATGTGGCGATGAAAGGGTGAGGGAAGTGGAATTCGACCACAGCGATCTCGGAAGGAAACCACAAAAGTAATGACATGACCCCTTTTTGCCACGCAGAGGTAACGGCGGACAAGAAGCTCTGGTGGGATTGACTGATCGATAACCACTCCGCCTTCCCTAGCGTCATTGGGACGATCATAGGGGACATCTTGTGCGATGTAGCAGCAAAAAAGACTAGCGACATATGCTTCGATGTCTTGTTGAGCGACCATCCAGGCTGTTGGGACCAAATATTCGATGATTGAAGGCTCACCTGTATTGTATAGCTGTTCGATCTTGTTGGGTGTCATGCGTGAAGCAATGATACCTAGGAGTTCACTGCCTTTTGCATGACATAAACCTCCTCTCTCCATGTGATGTTTAATGGATTTGACCCCGTAAACCTTCCCGGCGTTGTGAGCTGTGTAACCTTCATTTCGCAGTTGCTCGTAGATTGATCTAACCTGTGCTTCGGCCTCAAACCTTTCAATGGCTTCGAGAAGTATGTCATTCGGGTCACCGACTTTCAGCCCCCCGCATCGGTATTGCTCGCTTTCATAAACTCTGCATCCATGGAATGCAGTTATGTAATCAAAATGACTCGGCACCTCTTTGCACAAAAGCTCCAGAGCATAAGGAGCTAATGTAGAATCACCTTCTCTGGCGTCAAGAAAGCGCCAAAAATTCCGAAAACTCTCTTCGCTTTTACGACATTCCTCGCACACTTCGCGAAGTAACTTACCACCCTCAAGAATACCTTCTATAATATCAAAATAGACTGAAGGTTTATCAATATTTAGGATTCGTGCTAGTGTTTCAGTAGAACCCATAAGACTTACCACCCTTTGCTCAGGAGCTCCTTAACGGTGATGGGGTTCACGACTTTGGTGCAGGACTCCCAGTCGGCGTCTTCGACTTTACTATATTTTTCGTCGAAGGGGTTACGTGCGGCTTTGGTTTGATCGATGAGCTGGTTGGCGGCTGCTTCGTCGTTGAGGGCCAGCTTGACCCAGACATCTTCGAGGGTGTCTGGTATCTGCCCGAAGAGGTCGTGGATGGCTGCGAGGCGATCCGCTAAGACTTGGTGGACTCGGTCCTCCACTGAGTCTTTGTAACGTAGGTTCGCGATCCAAATTTCTTCGCGGATTTGACCAATACGTTGGATACGTCCTTTTCTTTGTTCCAAGCGTGTCGGGTTCCACGGAAGGTCAATGTTGATTAGGGTCCCGAGACGCTGGAGATTGAGGCCTTCGGATGCAGCATCAGTGCCTAGCAATATCTTGAGCTCTCCTGAGCGAACCCATTTCTTGAGATCGTTTCGGTCGACGCGTTGGAAGGTGCCGTTGCGCCAGATGCCGGATCGATTACTGCCGGCATAGAGACCGATATCAATCGAACTAAACGAGTCGTGCTCGGCTAGTTTGTTGCCGATCCATTTGACGGTGTCGTAGTATTGAGAAAAGAGTATGCAGCCGAGGTCCATCCAACGTTCTGATGTGCGCTCACCCAGTAGGTATGCCAGTATTTCGTTGAGCTTGGGATCGTAGTCGCGCCGTTCGCGTAGCAGGTCGAGGCAACGCTTCAGTGACTTGATTTCATCTTCAGTAAAGTCTTTGAATTCACTGTCGCCTTGAGCAGGACGTCCCCTGCGGACCGGAGCTTCGATTGCCGACTGATCTTCTTGTGAGTCATCTTCCTCTTCGTCGAGGTCGTCGGGCTCCATATCTAGCAGTTTACAGATCGTTCTGCGCCCGCCTTCCATCGAGCTACCTAGTCGGCGTAACAGGAGTGTTTTGAAAAAGCCAGCACCCTTGACGCGTTGCTGCAGCAGTTCGGAAAAGTGTTCAGCTTCGTCGTAGGCTTCTTGTAGGTAGTTGCCTAGCGACAATGCGCTTTCGTCTTCTTCGCCGAAAAGTTTTACGAGAACTTTGGGGAGATAATACGAGTTGGTCGTCGGGTTGACCGTATTCTCCAAATAGGAGCGAGTGCGTCGGACGATGCAGCGTAGCAGTGGGTTGTGGTGACGTGCGTAGTAGTCGTCGGCAAGCAGTCCATTCTCTAGATTTGAGCGCTGTCTGGCTCGTGGAATCTTACTGAGACTTTCGGGCTGGAACTGAAACTGGGTATTCGAAGCGTCCAGCGCTTGGCGGATACGCATGATGTGCTGATCCTCCAAGTAGGTAGGTAGCGGATCGCGCAGGTATTCCCAGCCTTCGCGTGCTGTCTCTGGAATGTGTGTCTCGCCGGTTGATATATCTAGACACGTCGACGCTCTGAACCACGGGCTGGTTTGAGTCCATCCGCCGAGCACCGCATCGTTGCCATGCGAGAGTATGTGCAGGAGGTCCCAAGCTTCGACGGGGTGTAATTGAACAGGCGTCGCTGTTGCGAGCAGCATGCTTTTCGTTTTTGGGCCAATCTGTCGTAGGAAAGCCATGAGCTTATTAGGCTCGGCGGCTTCATTGATCTCCTCGGAGGAGGCGTCCACTGCGGGGACGTTGCGCCTGCGGGCGCGGTGCGCCTCATCGACGATCACACAGGTATATTTTTGTGAGAGTAACTGATCGACCGCAGAACCAGCTCCGCTCACTACAAGGCCTTGCGATACGAGCCCTATGCGTCGTGGGCATTTCGTGAGTGCTTTGGCATCTCCTCCCGGATATTCGATTTCATTCTCATCGATCCATGACTTACCTGACCAACGTGCAGATGGTAGGTGCAGAAGCTCCATCAGCTCGTCTTGCCATTGTTGCAAGAGAGGCTTTGGTGCGAGCACGAGGATCGGCCCGCCATCGGGATCATCGATGGCCATCAGCATCGCCGCCATTGCTAGTTGAATCGTCTTTCCTAGGCCCACCTGGTCGGCGAGGACTAGGCGTGCACCGCCGAGACGGTGGCGCTCCAGTGCCAGCTTGGAGAAATACTTTTGGTGCGGCCAGAGCCCCTGTTCTTTTCGGTAAACAGGAGTTTCGATCGCAGCGGATGCGGCGTCATCGTCCGCATCGTCTGCTGTCTGATCTTGTTGCCATTTATCAGGCTCCACGACTTGGCGTTTGAGGATGCGTCCGACATCTTGCTTTATGAAGGGGCACTTGGATAGATCGACGGCACGCGGATCATTCCACAGCGCATCGAATTCTTCCTGCACCCAGTCGATGGTTTTTGGGGAGTCATCTTCCCACAGTAGCTCGTAGTTCAGCTTCCAGGCTGAGAGGCTTTCATTGACACTGCCCATAAAGGCGGTGGCACTACCATCCGTTTTGCGGATGACACCTGCTTTGCCGTGAATGAGTCCAAATGCGCTGTCGGGCAACACACGCACTTCCAGCTTCTCGCTACTTAAGGCGTCAAACAAAGCTTGGTAGCGGGGGAGGGCTTTCGGGGACGCAGTTTCGGGCTGTCCAGCACACCAACTTTGCCGCATGGCGGCTTGAGCGGCGGCGGCGGTCTGCATGTCCTCGGGGTCGATGTCCGAGTTGCAGATGATGCGCACCTTGCCAGTGACGTTCAGGAGTGCTTCGCCCGCCACCTCGAAGAGGCTGGAGCGGAAGTAGCCAGCGATGCGATCATAGGACTGCGCACCGTCGAGCAGATCATTGAGAACGGCGCGATCGAGGCGGTGACGACGGCTGGAGTGATGCTTCAGCATAAAGGCGCATTAGTCATGGTCATTACGTAAGCGCCCTGTCAGGATGCGCGCGGCCTCTGAGTCTTGTTGCCACTCGCGTAGATCTTCGGTGTTACCCAGAGCGGTGAGCCACTCCAGTAGGTATACAAATTTCTCACGGTGCGCCCAATAGCCGGGACCAAAGGTATCTCTTAGATATTGGCGACCGGGTTCTGGATCGTTGTCCGCTTGCCCTGTTTCGTGAATGGCGAAAAGCAAGTGGCGCAGTGGTGTGCAGCCGAAGGGGTGTGAGCCCGTAACGGCATCGCCGCCATCGACGGCGGGCGCATCGAGGTTTCGTTTGCCCATGCCTTTGGCGGTTTGCATGCGCGTGCCATTGGCGGTGTCGCTTTTTAACAGTGGGCGAAGGTCTTTGACGCCGAAGCCGCGGGCGAGTTCTTCATACATACCTTTGCGGCGTTCGCCACGGCTTTCGATATCGAGGGCGCGGAGGTAGTAACGTTCTACCAGTGTGAGATCGCTCCAGTGTTCTTCGAGACCTTTCGGGACTAGCGTATCGCAGGCGATGCCAATGGCGCGCTCGATCACTGTTTGGAAAGCGCTCTTTTCATTCTTGCCACGGACGGCGAACACTTCGTGCTCGACGTCCTGCCCGTCAAGGCTGGCGTATTGTGTAAGCACCTTGAGTGCGGCGGCGTAGGCCGCGAGGCTGTAGTCGGCATCGTTGAAGTTTGGTTCCGCGTCTTGATCGAGCGACTGCATGGAGGCGACTTGACGACGCACTTCATCTTCCACTAGCGGATAAACTTCATCGAGGAAGCCTGGTTCAGGACTCACCCGTTTACGAAGCACAAGGCAGACCGTGCCTTGCACGTAGTTGCCAGTTTTAAAGCCACCGGCGTCACTTTCAGTGCTGATCGTCCAGGCGGCGGTGGCTTTGAGATCAGCGGCCCAGAGAATCATACCTAGATCCGCCCAGACGGCGGGATTCTGGTGAGTGAACTGCACCATTTGCATCCCATTGTCGGGCATATGCGCTGCTAGATTTTTATAAATATCTACCATGGAACGACGGAAGTCGTCGCCGTCGCCTCTGACGGCAAGTTCAGCACGTGCATCAGCTACCCATTCAGGAAAAGCGTTGGGTAGTTGTTTTTCGAACCATGCTAAGAAAAAGTTACCAACTTCGTGGTAGTTCACTGCGTCTGCATAGGGAGGATCTGTAATCCAGAGATCAGAATTTGCGGTAAGATCACGAGCATCCGCAACTTTAATTTCATGGCTAGTATTACAATTAATGTTTGTGAAATCATCAAACACGTTCCAAGTCGGTCCCATCTTGATCATTGGGCGAACAGAATAATTGTAGAATGTATTTAGTGATAGATTGTAGAAAGTGTTATTCCCTTTCTCGTTAGTTTTCTGTGGGAGCCAGCAACAAAGTTTTGAATTCCAATTTGCGAGATTCAGAATTCCCAAAAGGAAACAAGCGTTAGTTTGTTGGTTTTTTCCTATTTCTGCTGAGACGCAAGCTATTAGGCCATGAGTCAATAATTGCCTTGGAGTGAACAGCTGGTGCCAGAATGCCCAGCCACGTTCGCGAATAGGTTGATCTGTATTATACCCGCTAGCAATTGCCATCGAAGGAATGAATCCTGCTTCCTGCCAATGTTTGAATCGTTCTTGCAATAGCGAAAGCACTGTGGCTTCTCTGCTCAGATCCTCCTCTGTCGGTGCTGCATAGCGACGAACTTCTTTCGTCTTTCCTTTTGAGTCAGTAATTGTTTTTACCCAGCGGATGCAGTAGAGACGCTCCTGGAATACGTCATAGGGACGCGGGGTTATGTCTTCGTTGGTCCAGCGGCGTAAGCCATCTGTGCCGCGCAGAGATTCGATGGACCATGAACGTTCTGAATTAAAAGGGTCGATCACGCGATTTCCGGCAATTGTAGCTCCTTTCTTCGCTTTGTAGGCCCTAAGTTCTTCATTGCTGACAACTTTAACATCGGGATGCAGGCTGTCAGAATCATCGGCGCGTTTCCAGTCGGCCACCACCTTTGATTTTTCACCGATCAACCAGCTCGGTGCCAAGGGAATGTAATAGTCGCAGCCTTCAGGTTTTACTTCGACGCAGTAGAGGTAGGCATCGGCACGCTCGCCTTGCTCGTTGTGTTCGATTCCCCATTTGGTGATCTGAGAATCGGCTTTGGCCAGTGCCTTGGCCTGCGCGTGTATAACTTCTGTCTGCACTTCTTTGCCACCGCCTAGCAGGTTTAGGCTGGCCCATGTTAGGAGCCCCGCCACGGGGTTGAGGTCGGAGCCAAAGGCTTCGCAACCAATGCGAGCTGCTTCGAAGGGGATGGACCCGCCGCCACAAAAGCTATCGCCGACGCGTGGCGTGCGCCCAAACTCGCGTTGTCCGAGTTGCTCAACAAGTTCTTGTATGTTGTTGGCGGTGGTCTTCAGGTGGCTATTGATGTCACGCCAGGCTGCTTCTGAAGGCCCCGAGACGTTTTCGGGGCGTTCGCAATGAACGAGCCGCTCTGCATAAGGCATGGCATTGAATTCTTCTCGGTCGCTGATGGGACGCTTACGCTGATTGTCCAGTGTTTCGCGTGCGGTTTCATCGAGTGATAGCCAAATGAGGTCCAAGGCTTCCTGCTTCTCATCGTCGCTTAAGCCTCGTTGGAAACCGCGGGCGGTGAAGTATTTTTCAGCAATGACTTGCGGCGCGACTTCGACCCATGCTTTGACGGGAATGTCGCCTTTCTGACGGTGCCAGGTGCCATCGTCGTCCATCGTTAGAATCTGGAGGAAGATTTCGCGATCTTTCTTTGGATCGTTCGAGGCCGGCATTAGCATGCCGATGATGGAGGCACGGACGAGGATAAGCGGTTTACGGCCCCACCATTTTCCAAGGCGGGTGAGTGTTTGGCCATTGTTGGCTTTGCGCTCTTTGTAGGCCTCGGCAGAGAGACGGGCGATGGGAAACTGGGTTTCGATGAAAGATGGCATAAGAGAAATTTAGAGACTGAGTGCGAGTTGCGAATGACCGAGCAATTGGCGCCGTGATTTGGGTGAGAGGCCTTCGCCCTTGATGAATGGATTATCAGCCAGTGCAGCGCGGAGTGCCTTGCGCCAGCCAATGCCTTTTTGTAGGGCTTGTCCTGTGGAGGCGACGGTCATGGTATAGAGCCACCAGCGTTCTTCGGGGGCGAGTGCCTCCCAGTTGTGGATGGCATTGGGGATGTCATCCGGTGAAGCTTCTTCAACTGCCCAACAGAGAATGCAGAGTTCCTTGCCAAGGGATGGGTGCACGGGGACTGGCTTGGACGGTGCTTTGACGAAGCGATTGGTGCCTAGACCATTTGCGCGGAGGCGGCGATTTGCGTCGTCCCAGAAGGCGGGTGCAAGTGCGAGCCAACGCGCACGATCAATGATCACACGCAGCGATGGATCGCCAGTTGATGTCGGGTCGATCGCTCGCTCGCCCAGCTCATTGAGTTCATTGCCCCAGTATTCGGCGACATTGATGAGGTCGTCCTTGCCGCTGCCTTTCGGCACCTGAATGAGAAAGCCATGGCGTGCCTCCTTCGGGAGGAAGCCTAAGCCGATGGGCTTGCGTGCTTTATTGCCTGTGGATCGTGTTGCCATAGTTGATTACTGCGAAACTTTGTTGAGGTCGAAGTTCTGCTTTGTGGCTTTAAGCCAGTCGAGTAGTTCTTGGCCAGTGGCAAATTTTGTTTTCCCCAGTGTCATGCGCAGGCTACCCGAACCGACCATTCGCTGGAGATTCTCGGCCAGTGCTTTGATCGCTTCAGCGGTGTAGCCATTAGGCTGACTGCCTGCATAATCGAGGACGACGTCTCCATCTTCACTTTCGGCAGTCAGGTTGATGTCATGAGCGATAGCTTGGTTGGTTTTTTCCAGCTTACCAATGAACTCCCACACCGCCCCTGAGTCGTCGAGCTTGTTCTTGCTTGTCCAGGTCGCGGGAGTGGTCTTGTTGATTGTGGGTGCGGGATTGCCTGCGCCGCCTTGTGGAATCTGGACCTTGAGTGTTTCCGAATTCAACGAGTATTCATCGGAGACTGCGATCGCACAAATGACGCGGCAGTTTTCTGCCACACGGATAGGGCCATCATAGGTGGCCGCGCCTGCGCTGGTCGGCGAGGAGCCGTCCGTCGTGTAGCGAATGACAATGCCAGAGGCGTGTGGTTGTGCTTGCAAGGTGAGTTCCTTGTGGTCGCCGCGATCTGCGAGGTCATACTTGATATTGAGTTTCGCGGACCACGATTTTATTTCGCTCCGACGGGTCATGTCGTCAGGATCGAAGGCTAAGAAGCGATAGCGAAGCGCTCTGGCCTCAAAATTGGTCGGCGTCGGGACGAGGGAAGATGTTGGGGTTGGGTCGTTGTCGCCGGTTTCATAGACGATGCTTGGTGCATGCAGCGGCTCGATCTTTAAGAATGTAGAGCCTTCTTCATTGACCGAAAGCTCGCGGATCCGGACCTCAGGATCTGGATCAGGGAACGGCCCCTTGCGGACATGGTTACCTTCTTCGCGCCAAATGTCTTTGTGGATGCAATCTGCCTTCAGATTGTCTAGGGCAGTGGTGCTGTGGATGGGCCAAGTCGTATTGACTGCCGCCGCTCTTTTGAAGTCTGACCAGAGGACGACATCACCGCCCCCAAAGAGACGTGCTTCAGATTTGATACGAAAGGCATCCGCATCGGTCTTCGTGGTGAATTTCTGGGCGCCTTCGAGTGTGTTGCGAAGAGTGCCTTCGCCGCTGTTGTTACCGCTAAAGGAAAGGTCGATCCCTGCTGCGCGTAGGGAGCTGTTGATGGAAGGGTGGACAATCTGATCGAATGCTTCTTTTAGGGATGCACTGAACTGTAAGGCTATGCGGTCGCGTAAGGCGTCCAGTGCCCGCCACTGAGGGTCATCGGGCGCTGTTTGCTCTGATTTTAGTTCGTCTTCAATACTCTGGAGTGCTCGTGTCTGGCGAGCGGCATCGAGCACGCGCTGATAGGTATCTTTCGACCCAGACAGGAAGAGCACGCGGTTTTTATACGGCTGCTGTTCCCACCAGTCCTGCCATTCTTGGGAAATTGGGAGTTGGTTGGCTTGGCCACCTGGACGAATGATGACGAGGGTGGTCTTCTCAACTTCAAGTTGAACCTCGTCGCGCGGAGGCAGAATCTTGACCGTCTGAAAGCAATCTCGTAGGGATGGTTTGAAGTAATCTTCGAGATGATCACGCAGCATGCGGTCGACTGTTTCGGTATGGAGCGACTGCGCGGTGGACCGAAGTTTCGCTGCAAGGTTCTGCTGGTTCTTGAAAAAGAGGCGTCCATCCGCGGAATTGTGGAGATACCATGCTCGGGTCGCCAGTTTATCCAAAACATTCGCTTTGAAGGTCGAGAGGTCACGCCCGGGACGCTGAAGACAGTCGATGAGTTCAAACTCGCGGAGTCCGGGGACTGCCCCTGGAGTCGTGGAGAGCGAGGCCATCAGGACTAGTTTGGCCGCCTCTGATGCGTCGTTGGATTTGTTGACTTGGTCGATCTCTTCGCATTCGGCATCGCCGCTGTGAGCAATGTCGTGGGCAATCGCTTCACTTAGAGATGGATTGATCGTGCGGATCTCTGACGCGATTTCGTCGTTGTTGAGATCCAAATCGTAGGGATGAACGAGGTCGATGGTTTCAGCCGTTTTGCTATTCCAAAGATTAGACACGATCATCTGCATCAGGCGAATGACACCACGCGTCTGCTGGAACCCCTCGTTCTCCTTAAATTTACCGACCAGATCGCGCAAGTCTGGGTGGAATGGGTAAGAGTCTTTGATGCGTGTGTAGAGCGTCTCAGGCGATGTGCTGGTCAGGCTCATGTTGTTCGCTTCTTTCAACGCATCGCGATACGCTTTAGCGATAGTGTCGATGTCGCCTTCGTCGCCGACGGAGGCAAAGAGGCGCTTGCGAAGGATGTGGTAGAGTTCGTCGCCGTTCGGGTTGACTGGAGTGATGGGAACCGCGATACGTTGGGCTTCCCCAGTGATACCTTGAGTGGCTTTATCGAAAGCATTTTGCAAGTTACCCTGACCACGAGTGTAGCTAGAGCCCGCAAGGTCTGAAAGCACCAAGCAGACGTTCTCCATCTCAGTCACGGCTACAAACAGGTTGGCGAGGGCTGTTGTTGTCACGAGCCCTAGGTCGCCATTGCCCACTGGCACGGCTACGGCATTTTCAAGATAAGGTGGTAGCTCATCGAGGAAGAGGACGAGCGGGTCGGAGCCTAAGAGTTGACGCCATGCTTCAGGCCCCGGTGCTTTGAGAAGGGGAGAGCAGTAGTCGGCCATTAACTGCGACTTGCCGAGCTGGTCTGCCAGTGCACCCCAAATGCCACCAGGGGCATCGGAGTTGCGGCCATTGAAGCCGATGACATTCGCTGCTCCGAGATTCGGCGCTGGGTTGTCAGCGCCTAAGACTTCATTTCGAAGTTCGGGGTCTTGTGCTAAGAGCCCGAGTGCGATCATGCTGTGTGTTTTACCGCCACCCATCGATTGGGACAAAAGAAAGACGGACGAACCAGCATTTGAGCCACCAAGCTGACGGAGCGCTCGGTCCATCAGGGTCGTCATCCCCGTGGTGAAGTAATTCTCTTCGAAGAAGGACTGTCCATCGACTTTTCCTTGGAGATACGCATCGAGGCTAAGAACAGTAGCGCGTCGATCTGTGGCAAATACGGAAGGGCGAGGTGTGCAGAGTGCTTGTAATGACATGGTTTTAATAATGAATGCTGAGGAAAACGGAGATCCCGACCTAGGTCACGCCTAGATTTAGAGGCGTAAGAAATTAATAGAGGTCAGGAATAGAGGTCAGAAATGGGGTCATGTCGTAATTCTTATAATCTGCGTGCTGGCTCATGATGCGCCAAAGTTAAAGTTGCTCTGCAACAGCTGCCCAATTCCGGAGACGGTCACTGCGTCGGTCACTGCGTCATTCTCTAAATACGGCAGCACAATTCGCACCTGCGAGCAGTTCAGTTGCTCCTGAATCAGCGCGCAGATCGCTTCGGTCTTTTCTAGGTCGCGCCCGATGTTACTCTTACACTCCAGTGCGATGCGCTGACCGTTGTGCTCGATCAAAAAGTCGGTCGAGTAGGGGCCCTGGCAGTAGTCTTGCTGGTAGGCGATACCCGCCTTGTCGAGCTCGCGGGCGACACTGCGTTTAAATTGGATCGACTGGGTCTTGCGCTCCAGAAATTGCTCGGCGCGCAGGCGCAAGATCTCTTGCTCGGGCTCGCTTTGTGGGCGGTGGTGCGCCGCCTCCTGTTCTTCTTCGAGGGTTTCCGCGCCGGTGAAGGCCTGGACGAGTTGGTATTCGTCGTGCTTGCTGGCGCAGAGCGCTTGGCACATCCGCGTGAAGGTGTTCTGCCGTGGCCGGCTGATCCCGTTCATGATCTTGCTGATCGAAGTCGGGCTCAGGCCGATCTGCTCGCCGAGTTCGTAGGCTTTCATCGATCGGGCTTTGAGCAGCCGTTTCATCACGGGGCCTAGCTTATCGTTGGGTGGGGTGGCTGCGGTCATGGTCGAGGGGGTTTACGGTGTTTTAGCTGATTAAGTTGAAGAATGTTAGGTAAACAAGAGTAAAGTTAAAGAAGATGTGTAGAAAGTCCTTGTAATTGAACGTTATTAAGGGAATTTTTGCGTCATCACACGCACGTGAGTGCTCAATGTATCATAAAAAATAACTGCCTTTAAATGACTGAATCAGCGACCATTGCTCTATCCCCCAAAGAAGTATCCCTACAATTAGGTTTCTGCAGCAAGACTGTATTAAAGCTGATCAATCAGGGTAGTATTGCGCCAGTCTATCGAATTAACAAACGGGTGATTCGGGTACCTCAGCAGGCAGTTGATCAGTATTTGAGTACCTGTCGTACCCAAGATTACTGCCCGCCTGGCTAGCCGATCATCATCCCTTACAGTCGATCTCGGCTGTATCTGCTAAATCTTTAACTTCTGAGCGCGAAAAACACGCCTTCCTAGCGATAGCTATGCCTTTTTAGCAAAAAACATTAATTTAGCCCCATTGTTCTTCAGTCCTCAAATCCCACCCCTCAAGTCCCACCTTTCAAGTCTCAGCTTTCAGCCCTCACCTATCAAGTCTCCCATCTCTCAGCCCTCAGGCATCAGCCTTCAGGTCTCTCATCACAACCCAACAACCAACCACACAACTATGGCATTATTAGCACAACCCTCATCCAACGGTTTCGACATCGAAGCCCTTGCTCCCACCGGCACCTACGTCGCCACTTGTCTCGCAGTCGAAGATCAGTTTGGCGTCGAGCGTCCCAAGTTCGAAAATCCGCAAGAGTCGGAACAGATCGATGTCACCCGCTTCTTGTTTGGCTTCCGTGCTCAGGATGGCCAGCTCTACAAGGTCCAGTCCTTCGAGTTCCGCATCAGTGGGTCGCCCAAGTCGAATCTGTTCAAGTTCCTCACCGCCTGGCTCGGCACGCCGCCGAAGTATGGCTGGGATTACTGTGAGCTGAAGGGGCAGGGCACCATGATCACCATCGCCCACAAACAGTCCCGCGATGGCACCAAGACTTATGCCAACCTGATTGGTATTTCGCCAGTCATCGACCAACTTAAGACGCAGGTGCTTCCGCTGGAATCCTTCCTCATCAGTCAAACCCCTCCGCCGGCCCCCGCAGGAGTCAGCACCTTGCCCAGTGCCGCTGGGGCTACGCCACCACTGACCGACCCCCAGGCTCCCTACAACCAGCAGCCTCAGCCCGCAGGTTTCGCCCCTCAGCCTGCACCGCCTGCGACTCCCGCCACGGCGCCGGAGTGGAACCCGCACACCACCACTAACGAAGAGGTCCCGTTCTAGGGCGTTTTCTCACCGAGCCCCCTCCGCGCAATCGGGGAGGGGGCTCCCTCCACCTGTTCCACCAACCAACAACGTTCAACCAACAACTCACCTATGGCTCATCTTAAAAAATCAAATACACCATCCTCGCATTGGTACAAAGCCGATGGCACGCCCTGTCATCAGCTCCCCCGTGCCAAGGGCAGTGGTCTCCGTGCCACCACTCTCCGCGACGCTCGTAAGCTGCAACTCTTTCCCAGTGTCACCTCGATCCTAGGCATCTTCTCCAAGCCGCAACTCGATCGTTGGAAGCTGCAGCAAGTCGCGCTCGCCTCCTTGCGCCTCGAACGCAGCGCCGAGGAATCCGACGACTACTATGTCGATCGGCTTATCGACGAAGCGTTTCAACAGGTCGAGCAAGCCGCCGATCTGGGCAGTCGTATCCACGACGCCATTGAGAAGCATTACGAAGGCGTCGAAGTCCCCCAAGATCTGCAAGCCTACACCTCGCCCGTATTCGCCTGGCAGGCGCAGAAGCAGATCCAATTCATCGAGCGCGAGAAAGTCCTCGTCAATACCGACTACGGTTTTGCCGGCACCATGGATATCGCTTGCCGCTACGGTCAAGACGGCATTGGTGTGATCGACTTTAAAACCAAAAAGACCAAGCCCGGCGTCGAGGTCAAACCCTTCGACGGTCAAGCCATGCAGATCGCCGCCTATGCTGCCACCTATTGGGGCGAAGCCAAGCTGCCGCAGGTGTATGGAGCCAACGTCTATATCTCCACCACCGAACCAGGCCGTCTCGAAGTCTGCACCTATACCCCAGAGCAGCTAGTCGCTGAATGGGAGGTCTACAAACTGGCCTGCGCCATTTGGCGCCACTCCAAAAAATACGATCCCCGCCTCGCAGCTGGAGGGCAACGCTCCGTCGTTGCCACCCCACCGGGAGGGATGACCTCCGCGTCGTCCGCACCTGGAGGGCAACGCTCCGTCGTTGCCACCCCATCGGGAGGGATGACCTCCGCGTCGTCCGCAACTGGAGGGCAACGCTCCGTCGTTGCCACCACAACTGGAGGGATGACCTCCGCGTCGTCCACACCTGGAGGGCAACGCTCCGTCGTTGCCACCGTAGCAAAGGAGGCCGCCCATGAGTGATAAAGCATGGAAAGCCTTCGAGCGCCGCGTCGCGCGTTTCTTCAACACCGAGCGCAACGCTCTCTCGGGCGGCAATTCTAAAATCACCCGCTCCGATAGCCTGCACCCCGAACTCTTCATCGAGTGCAAGCAGCGTAAGCGCTTCGCCGCGGTGCGTCTCTGGGACGACACCAAACGCCTCGCCGATGCAGAACATAAAACCCCCGTCATCTGTTTATCGGAGAAGGGCAGACCGGGTTTCTGGATTCTCACTCACTCCGACGATCTCACCAAACTCTAATACCACCACTATGCATACCACTACCACCAATCCACCTCAACTAGTCCGCGCTGAGCGTCTGCTCGAACTGTTGTTCGATGACCAAAGCCGACCATCCCTGCGCTGGCTCCGGCAGATGCAAGCACAGCGCAAGATCCCCTACGTCAAGATCGGACACCTCGTCCGCTTTGATGTCGCTCAGGTTCGCAGCGCACTCGAACAAGACTGCACCGTCCATTCACGCGCCCACCTCCGCCGTCGTTAGGGGAGGGACGACCTCCGCGTCGTCCGTACATCCGCACCGTCCCACATCCGTACATTCGCACCGTCCGTACCTCCGCACCGTCCCACATCCGTCGTCCGCACCTTCACACCAGCAACCACAACCCACACGCCACATCGCCACCATCGATACACTGCCGCCTGCTTTGGCCAAGACCTTACAACGCACTCCCATGGCAGGGGAGCGTAATGTCTGGTTGATGCAGGTCGCATCACGCGCCAAGCATGTCGCATCCGCTCAGCGGGTGCGGGCGTTCCTCCATCAGGTCGCCGCGCAGCACGCTTGGCACGACCGTGACTTCTCCCACGAGATCGATCGCGCCATCGCACGTGCCTATGGTATGCCACCATCTGTACGGCAACGCTCGGTCGTTACTGCCCCGTCAGCAGCCAAGCCACACACTGCCGTAAAGCGACCCACTTGGCCTGAGTTTAGCCCCGAGGACTCACAGCTCTATGCCCAGCACGAACTCCTGTTCGAGCTCCGCGCAAAGCCGTTCACGCCAGCCGAGGTCTTGGATCAGATCTATACGCAAGACGAGTTGCTCTGCCTCGCGCGTGATGTGCGTTCGGCCAGCACCATGCCGCGTCATCATTGGCGTGGCATGGAGCCGGCGATGCAGTTCATCGTCGCCAACCCCATGACCGCGACCATCGGCCGCACGCTCGATGGCAAGCTCTCGCCGCGCTGTCTAGAGATTGCCACCCAGTCGCGGCGCTTTCAAGTCGTCGAGTTCGACCGAGGCTCCCCGCAGCAGCAAGCCGCCATCCTCTCATCGCTACATACCCCAGCCACAGTCCCTCTCATTATGGTGCTGTGGTCGGGGGGCAAATCGATGCACGGCTGGTTCGATGTCCGGGCACTCAGTGAAACGGCAAAGCAAGATTTCTTTGCCTGGGCCGTCACCCTCGGAGCCGACGCCTCGCTATGGGATCCTTGCAAACTCGTACGCATGCCAGGTGGACGTCGCAGCAACGGCAAAGCCCAGCCGATCCTACACTTCAACCCCATGCACCTCCTCACTTAGCCTCAGCCCCCAAGTCTCCTCCCTCAGCCCTCAAGTCTCAGCTCTCCCCCCTCAAGTTTCAAGTCTCCTCCCTCAGCCCTCAAGTCTCAGCCCTCCCATCTCAAGTCTCAGCTCTCCCACCTCAGCCCTCCCATCTCCCACCTCCACCCTCATCCACTCACCACATGACGACACCTCGCGATACCTGGGAAGCGATTCCAGAGCAAGACCCCCAGTTCATCCCCCAGATCGAAGCCTATGCCCCGCTGCTGGATCATTCAGCCGCCGCCAGTCCGCCGCCTGCTAGCAAGCCCTTCACCGTCCTGTCCGCGGCCGAGTTGCTGGCCAAACAGCTCCCTCCCCAACAGAATCTCTTAGGGGAGGGGGTCATCGTCATGGGACAGCTCACCAGTATCCTCGGCCAGGGCGGCACGGGCAAAAGTCGCTTCACCATGCAGCTGGCTATTTCGCAAATTGTCGGGCGTTGCTTTGCTGGATTCAAAACACATCCCCAGCCCTTGAAGCATCTCCTCATTGGCACCGAAAATAGTATCCATCGCCAGCAGTCCGAGTTGCATAAAATGACCTGCCACTTCTCGACTCAAGAGACCGACCAACTGGGCCAACACCTATTCTTCCATGTCGTCGAAACCATGGATGATGCGTTCATCAATATCGGCTCCCTCGAAATCACCGCAAAGTGGCAGGCCACACTCGATGCCATTCGACCCGATGTCATCTATATCGATCCCTTTGGCGAGGTCGTCGTCGGCGATGTTAACAAAGACGCCGACGTGCGCCACACCCTGCGAGAACTCACGCGTATCTGCCGCCGACATAACCATCACACCGCCATCATCGTCGTCCACCACGCGCGCACCGGCAGGGGCAATATCGCCCAAGCAGTCGGCTACGATAAGGGCAACTACGGCCTCGGCTCCAAAGCCCTTTATTCCGGCGTGCGCTCCCAACTCAACCTCGCCCCCGCCGATGCCGAAGATACCTCCCGTATCGTGCTCTCCTGCGGTAAGTCCAACGATTGTAAGCCCTTCAAGCCCATCGGCCTCCAGATGAACGAGACCACCATGAGCTACGAGGTGGACAGTGAGTTCGATGTCAAAGCCTGGGTGGATGATGTCGAAGGCAAACAATCCGGTAAAGCCGCTGCCATCGCCGATACCCTCCATGCCGTCGAAGCCGGACATACCCGCTATAGCGACATCGCCAAAGCCGTCGCAGACACCACCGCTTGCGCCATCGTTACCGCCAAGCGCCGCATCAAACAAGCCGTCGATGGGGGCTATTTATTTAGAGATGCCCAAGGCCAGTACAGCGTCAAAAAACCCACTCAATAGACCACCTTTTTACCACCAACACAGAACTAGTATCACCCCTGATACCAACTGATACCAACTGAGACAAGTATCAGGTATCACCCCCCTTTAAGGGGGTGATACTGATACTACTTGAAACCACCACCCATTTATCCACCCAACCACCCACCAATAACCACCAAACATACCATGCTCAAACATAACGACACCCAGCTCCTCTCCATCAAAGAACTCGCCTGGAGACTCAATCGCCACCCCAACTATGTCTACCTCATGAAAAAGGCGGGCTTCAAAATGCCGGGCTACCGCGCGACTGTCGAAGACGCCCTCGATTGGTTATATGCTCACCCCGACTGGCGCCGCAAACTCGACGCCAAAACATTCACCATCTAGAAACCAGGGGAGGGATGACCTCCACGCTGTCCCCACCAAGAGGGCAACGCTCCGTCGTCCGTACCTGGAGGGCAACGCTCCGTCGTTGCCACCGCAGGGGAGGGATGACCTCCGCGTCGTCCGTACCTGGAGGGCAACGCTCCGTCGTTGCCACCGCAGGGGAGGGATGACCTCCGCGTCGTCCGCACTCGCTCCGTCGTTGCCACCACACCTGGAGGGCAACGCTCCGTCGTTGCCACCGCATGGGAGGGATGACCTCCGCGTCGTCCGCATCAGTCGCCCCATCAAGCCCCGCACTCGCTGCGCTCGTTTGGTCAATCCCTTCGCTCCACCGTCCGGGCTATAGCTGTCATGCGATCAGCAAAAGCAGATCCCCCGCCAGCAGCGCCCGGCCGGTTGTTCGTCGTGCCGCCCACAAGTGGGCACCTGGCACTCCTCCCTTCGCTTCGCTCAGGCCTTCGGCCACCTCCGCGCTGTCGCGCTACGTCGCTTCGCTCTCCAAAGCGCAAGCACCTGCACGTCACCCGCTGCACGCGACTGTCCCGGCTGCTTCACTTACGCTTGCGCCGCTTCCCGCCAGTCAACGTCTTAGCTCGTACCTCGCACGCCGTTTTCCTTCTGGTCAACGGCTACGCCCGTTCATTCGCTGGGACAGTCGCGATCAGCTACAGATACTTGCAATTAGACATCTTCCTCGCCCTGGAATACACCTCCGTGTCCTGCGCAGATTATCCTTATGGTCGCTAGATGCTCCCTCGGATACACTGCTCCAGACACTCTGCAATGCGACAACCCCCGTGTCCTGCGCAGACTATCCTTATGGTCGCTAGATGCTCCCTCGGATACACTGCTCCAGCACTCTGCAATGGAACTACTCCGCGTCTTCCGCTGTACATCCTATCAGTCGCTGGATGCTCCTGTGGATGATCAGCTCCAGACACTCTGCACGGCTCCAACGCGCTCCAGATCCGAGCTTTGCGCACTATATCGCATTATGCCTAATACTGCGTCGTATACCTAGCAGACGCTTCTCTTAGTAGACATAATAGACATAGTGTCGCTGCATCTCCCCCGGGCGCTACCCCTTGCGCCGCCACGCCCGGCGCTACCGATCCGTCGCCACGCCCCTTCACTCCCTACGGTCGTCTCGCTGCGCTCGGGAGCTATGGTCGGTTTCCCCGCCCCCGCCCGATCTGGTCTACAACTGATTGCGCCCCGTATCGCATGCATACGCGCGGCCCGCTCAAGGTCGTTCCTCCCATCGCCGTTTCCGTTCCTGCCAGGCGCCCCCTTTATAAATAGGGGGCTACCCCCAGCCGCCTGCGCGGTTGGCCCCGCGCTGTCGCCCGCTCCGCGTTGCCCGCAGACGGGCATACTCAGCGCAGGAGAGGGCGCTCCGCGCCCAGCCAGCCCTACGGGCGCAAAAGCCGATTCGCCAGCTCACTCATTCCGCACAGCTCACCTTCACACATTTCCACCATCAGACCTTCCCACTATTCCCACTCTAAATACGCCTAGCCCCCGCGGTTCCTCAAGTTTCAGCTCTCCCTCATCAGGTCTCTATCATAGAGGCATCAAAACATTCAGAGCATAGATCGCTCCAAGGCCACGATAGGCCTATCCCTGTCACAGTAAGCACTCCCCACCATCACTACCACTCTCACTAGCGTGCTCACCCCTCTACACGCGTTTTTTAGCTGTCCGCTCCGTCCACCCCCGCGCCTATATCGTGAAACGCAGTCACTCCCAGTGAAGCCAATCCATTGCCCTCAGCCAAACGAAAGCAGGAGACTTCCTAAGTTCACCTTTCTACTTTCAAACCTTTCCACTTTCCCACTTAAAAAATGACTTCCGTCCTCGCCACCAAGCGTAAGTTCTCCCAAGCGCTGTTCGATCGTGTAGTGGTAAATGTGATACAAGGCAACGATACCCATCCCGCGATCGAGAAAGAGGGCATCGGTAAATCAATGTTTTACCTTGAGCTGACCAAGCGCCCTGAGCTGGCGCACCGGTTCAAAGATGCCCAGATGCAACGCGACAAGGTGCGCAATGCCAAACGCATCGAATCGGCCGAAGCCGAACTCCACCGCCGCGGTGTCGATGGTTGGGAAGAACCTGTGTTCGATATCAAAGGCAACCACTGCGGTGACAAACGCCGCTACTCCGATGCCTGCCTGATCTTCATGCTCAAGAGCCTCAAGCCCGATGTCTTTGCCGAGAAGCCACAAACACTGGTTCAGAACAACGTCAACGTGCACGCCAAAGACGAAAAACAGATTATGGCCGACTGGCGCCAACGCCTAGGCGCCGCCCCCGATCCTCCCGCCAAATAATTCTTCCTCGGGAGGGATGACCTCCGTGTCGTCCGCAGCTGAGTAAGACACTTTCCCACTTTCCCACCTTCCCACTTTCCGACATGGCTTCGCCATCCGCCCCTTCTCCCTTCGACCTGCTCCTGCCGTATCAACGCGAGTGGGTGCTGGATCAATCGCGATTTAAAATCTGGCTCAAATCGCGCCAAATCGGCGGCTCACTCGCCGCAGCCTTCGAGGTGGTCGCCGACGCCATTGCCACCGGTTCCGATTGGATCATCCTCTCCGCAGGCGAACGCCAAGCCCTGGAATTTATGGAAAAAGTCCATCGCGTTGCGCAAATCTTCGCCGACGGTATCGAGCAAAAGACTGGCAACCCATACCTGCCTGAAACCAAAGCGTCACAAATTCGCTTTCCCAATAATGCGCGCATCCTGGCACTGCCGGCCAATGCATCCACCGCCCGGGGCTATTCAGCCAACCTCGTCCTTGACGAGTTTGCCTTCCATGAAAACCCCGAAGATATCTGGCGCGCCGTCTATCCGATCATCACTAATCCGCTGCGCGGACAGCTAAAGCTGCGTGTGATCTCGACGCCTGCGGGCATGAACAACAAGTTCTACGAACTGTGGAACGAAGGCAGTGACTTCAAACGTCACAAAACCAGCGTGTACGACGCCGTCGAACAAGGTCTCGGCCTCGATGTCGCAGAGCTCAAGACCAACCTCGCTGACCCCGATGGCTGGGCGCAAGAGTTTGAATGCGCGTTCATGGAACACGCCGCCCAGGTGTTTCCCATCGAACTCATCCGCACCGTCGAAGATCCCGCTGCATCCTTCGGTCCTTACGAATCGCGCACCACTAACCCGCTATTTGTCGGCATTGACATTGGCCGCCGCAAAGACCTCACCGTCGCTTGGACTTTGGAACGGGTAGATGGCGTGCTGTGGACTCGGGAAATCCTCGTCCTCGAAAACACGCCGTTCCCAGAACAAGAAGCGATCCTCGCCGAACGTGTCGCGCGCGCACGCTACATCGCGATCGACTCCACCGGCATGGGTGGGCCGATCTCCGAGCACCTCGCGAATAGGCTAGGGGACTACAAGCTCGACGCCGTCAACTTTACCAATGAACGCAAGCGCGAGCTATTCAGCCGCGCTAAAAAAACCTTCCAGTCAAGAACTGTACGCATTCCAAATCATCCCAAGCTGCGTGACGATCTCGCTAGTATCCAGCGCATCGTCACTCCGCAGGGACTGGTCAAATTTATCGCCGCACGCACCAAAGATGGCCACGCCGACCGCGCTACCGCGCTGGCGCTTGCTATGCACGCCGCTGAAAAGATCCCCGAAGGTATGGGCATTTCTGTAAAAACTCCCGCACTCGTCGGCCACAACCCGCGCCGTCCACCTCGTCCCTTACAAACACGCTTTAGAAAAGCCTGGAAACCATGAACAAAACCACTCGAACCATTATCAAACCGCACGTCCGCGACAATCAATTGTCGCCGATCCCGATCGACTTCGATCCCGAGACACTCGGCTGGGTGCTCGACGAAGGCGGCCGCGGCAATCTCATGCTCCAAAATGAGCTATTCAACACCATGGAAGACACATGGGATAGATTGCGATCCAATCTTAACAAGATCAAAAAAGCCGTCGCCAAGCTGCCGTTCAACTTGCAGCCATGGGCCGAAAAAGGCCAAGAACCGACTGCGGAGGCACATGCGAAAGCCGCGTTTGTCGAACACGCGCTACACAACCAAAAAGCCGCCACTTGGGAAGGCCAACACAACTTCCAAGCCACCATCTACGAACTGCTCGACGCCGTCGGTCGCGGCATCTCGGTGCTCGAAATCGATTGGCAAATAGAAGACGGAAAATATGTACCTGCCGGCACTCGACGAGTGCCTTGGAATTGCCTCGGGTTCGAGCAATCCTCACACGTTAACAGCAAAGAAAGCCGTGATACCAACGCTTTGCGCTTATTCCCTGATCGGGATAAATCTAATCCAAAACAGTTCAAACAATATCCGCATAAATTTCTCGTTGGCGTCTACCGCGCCAAATCGGGCCACATCGCTGAGACTGCGCAACTACGTGCGCTAGCTCACTTGTGGCTAGGCCGGATGCTCGGCTGGGAGTGGATGGTTCATAAAGCAGAACTATTTGGCCTACCCATTCGCTGGGCAACCTACGACCCGGCTGCCTCACAGACGCAAATTGATCAAGTCTCTGATATGCTCCGCAACATGGGCACCGCTGCATGGGGCGCCTTCCCACAAGGTACGGATCTACAAATCCTCAACGGCGTCACACCAGGTGTCGCCGGTAAATCCGAACCAACCGAACGCCTGATGGCCATCGCCGACACCTCCTGCGATCTACTCTTCCTCGGCCAGACACTAACCACTGAAACAAACGGCGGCGGTTCATATGCACTTGGCAGCGTACACCGCGAAGTCGAACTCGATCTCTACGAGAACTACGCGTCCTACGTGATCGACGTCATCAACAATCAACTCATCCCCAGCATGATCGAGTTGAATTGGGGCAACGCCGACGAACTGCCGTTCCTCGAAGTCGAACTCGCGCGGCCAGAGAAAGACCAAAAAATGGTCGAACGCGACAAACTGCTGTTTCAAGACATGGCGCTGCCAGTCAGTAAACAGTGGCTGTACGATCGCCACAAAGTCCCTGCGCCCGGACCCAAAGAAGACCTGTTCGTGACCGATGAACATGAAAAAGAATCCATGCAACCATCCGAAGCCAAGGAGCACGAACACCAGGACTGCGTCCATGCGCGCTCCGAATCTACATTCTCCTATTTGAGACGGAAAGCTGCTGGGCAAGTTGCATTCGCGGCTCAACTCGCCACCACCGACCTCAAGACCCACGACCTCGTCTGGTCTGGCGGCGACTGCCCTGAGTGCAACCCACTCAACAATACCACCTATCCGACAAACTGGACAACCCCGCCACCGCTACACCACAACTGCGACTGTGAAATACGCGTGCAAGCGAAAACTCCTGCTAAAAAAGCCGCTAAAAAAGCCGCTAAAAAAGCCACTAAGAAAGCCAAAGCCGCTCAATAGTGTAACACAGTTATATCGAGTGAACCCATTCGCTCGCCATCCAAAATCACACAACCAAATCTCGCTATATGCCCACCGCTATCAAAGCCGCTTTTACGACTGACTTAGCCATTAGCACTAAGTCATCCGCTAAAGCTAAATGTCCTACTGACATTCAGTATATGCCCCCAGGCACCCATCGCATCAACGCCTCCCGCGCCGGCAAACCCGTCGAACTCGACATTTCGGTAGACGCTGCAACCGCTGAAACGCTCGACGCGTTCCTACAAAACCAGCTAACCAAAGCCACCGAAGGCAACGATGATCGTCCCTTCTTTGACTTCAACCACGAAGACCGCGAAGCCGCCGCTTGGCCCACTGAGTTTTATTGGGCTGGCGACGATCTCAAGACTGGCGGCGTACGCGCCAAAGTCGACTGGAGCGGGGCGGGTGAAAAAGCAGTGCAGGAAAAAACTTTCCGCCGTTTTTCGCCAACCTTTATCCCGGACAAAGAAGGCAAAGTCATCAGTTCCGAAACCAATATGGGCGGCCTAGTCAATCGAGCAGCCTTCAAATCCATCGCCCCTTTGTTCGCTAAGAACCAAACCCTGGAGGGCAACGCTCCGTCGTTGCCGCCCTCAGGCCTCCTCCCTCAAGTCTCCCATCTCAAGTCTCATCCATCTATGACCATCCAAGCCAAACTCCACGCCCTCAAGCTCATCGACTCCGTCGACGCCTCCGAAGAATCCATCGTCCAAGCGATCGAAGCCAAGTTCTCTGAACTAGAAACTGAAAACCGGGAACTGAGAAACCGCATCGAAGATGCCATCCAAGCCCGCGCCACCTCGCAAATCGAAGCAGCCGTCAACGCAGGCCGTATTGCTCCAGCGGATACAGACGCTAAAAGCTTCTGGCTTGAGTCGCTCATCCGCGACGAAGCAAAAGCGGTCAAAGCACTTGAAGCGCTGCCGAGTCATCCAGTCCTCGCAACAGTCACTGCCGGCGAAGATGCGCAAAGCGGCCTGCTCGATAAAATGAGCCTGCAAACCAAGAAACTCGCCGAAGTCCACGCCGCCAACCCGCAAGCCGACTTCCAAACTGTCTTCGCCAAAGCCCAAACCGAATCACCGGACTTGTTTCGGTGATGAGGGCCACCGTTCCGAGGCATAAAATGCCGACAACTATTTCGTAGAAATACTTCACCGGACTTGTTTCGTTAACCCCTTGAATCGCCGATTGTATGCCCTTCAAGGTGCTCTGCATCGACCCCGTTTTCGCCACCTTTCAACTTTCACACCTTTTAACCTTCAACTCGCCGCAATGCGGCGTTCCTTCCCACCTTCATACTTAAAAAATTATGTCACAAACAAGAACTAACGCCATCATTCATCTGCCAACTACGACTGACCTATCTGCGCAAGTCGGCACAGTTATAAAACTCGCAGGAGTCAATTACGTTCCGCACGCCCATGCTTGGTACTCAGAGGATCAAGCCTTTGGTGTTATCCTCAGTGCAGATGCCGAAACCGCCAGCGTTGCTGCGTTTGACGGAGGCTATGCTGGCACATTCCTCGCCAAGCTGGTTGAACCAGCTGCTGCTGGCGACTGGCTTTACTGCGTAAATTCCGGAGCCGATGTTGGCTTCGGTTCGTCAGGCTATCAGGGATTTTCCGGCGCGACCTTTTACGCTGGCGTGGCATTAGAGGATGGCGTGGCAGGGGAAATGATTGAAGCAGTTCCCAAAAGCCTAGTTGCCTACACGATGCCGTAGCAGATCAATCACCCAACCTTCACACAGTCCCACCTTCACACCTTCACATTATGTCATCTAGCAAATACCACGTCACCCTGACCAACTACGCCCGCGGCCTGTCACAAGACCTGCGTTCCACCTTGGCCGATTTCATCGCGCCCGAAGTCATTGTCCCTGCTGCAACAGGCCAATATAAAGACTTTAGCGATAAAAACGCCTTTCAGATCCTCGACACCTCCCGTGCGGTCGGTGGCCCGGCACGTCGGCTTGAGTTCGCCGCCGCAGATCCCACTTACAACTGCTTACCGCAGGCGCTCGAAATCCCCATTGACGATCACGAACGCGACGAAGCAGGGCGGGGCGATCCACTCCACCTGGAACAAGCTAAAACGCGCACGCTTATCTCGTCCGCCGTCGCTTCGCATGAACGCAAAGTGTTCAACGCAGTAGCTGGCTCAATCGCTGCCACTGGCGGTATCGGAGCATGGACTGGCGCAGCCAACACCAACGACCCGATTGCTGAAATCGACGCACAAATCGAAGCACTTGCCACAGATACCGGCATGATGCCCAACCGCATCGTCATCGGACTGCCTGCATGGGCAGCCATCCGACATAACCCGCAAGTCATCGCGCGCTTCCCTGGTGCCGCCTCAGTTGGCGTCACCCGCAATCAGTTCAGCAGCCTACTGCTCAACCCCGACCTCGATATTCGTGTCGGGGTGCTGTCTTACGACGAAAACAAATGGGGCAAAGCCAAGAGCGCTAAGAACATCGTCGGTTCCGAAATGTATCTCTTCCACGGCAACAACGCACCTTCGTTATACGATCCGTGCTTCATGAAGACCTTCCGCACCCGCCGCGGCGGAGTCGACGTTGTCCGCACTTACCGCGAAGAATCCAGCCGCTCCGACGTCCTCGCCGTCGACTGGACCGAAGACATCAAGCTCACCAGCGCCATCTCCGCCAAGCGCATCACCGTCTCCTAATCGTGGCGTCTCCGCTTGCGGAGGCCCCTCCACCCAACCAGCAGCCCGCACTCACCCTGCGGGCTGCCTCATGTCCGGGA